GGCGACGTTCTGACCGCCTGTTCCCTTGTCATTCGGGTCCAAGAACCGGCGCATTTTACGCCAGTTGGTATATGGGTTCTCGACACCCTCTTGGCTCAGGCCGGTTGAGGAATGCGTATAGTGATGGTTCTCAGCCACCGGCTGGTAGCCCATCTTGGTGTAGTCGTAGAACGAAACGTCCGGCTGGCTCTCGATGATCTTCTTGTGGATGACCGGGTTAAGATCGGACAGCGTATTGAGGCGGACACCGAGGTGGTTGCCATTGCGCTCTGCCTCACGACGGGCGCTCTCGATGTCGTCCCAGAGACGGACAGCAAAGGCTTCAGGTTCGCGCATCATAGCCATCGTGCGGTTCATGGCTCTCTTACGAGCCGTCACGCGATCAGCCTTCTCAGTGGCCTCCGTAAAGGCTTGTGAATACTGTCCCGATGTCTTGCCGAGACATTGATCACGGCATGAGGCGCTGTTCGGGCAGAGCTTCATCTCGCCTTCCCGATAGTCGGGATACAGGGACAAGCCGATGGTCTCGACGCCGCGCCCGTCATCAAGCTGAAGCGGCTCCTTCTCATCCGTGCCGGTCTGGGCCTTCAGAAGTTTGGCGTTCTGACTGAGCAGAGCGATAGGCTGGCCGTCCTTACGGGAGCCAAGATAAGGCTCCAGAGCCTTGATAGCGGCCCGAGAATTGGCAATCCGTTCGCCTTCCGGGAGAGAAAGGTGGCGCTCGATAGCTTTATCAAACGCAGCCTTGAGCGAATTTGTGTTCGCACGACCCGGCTGAATTTTCTGGAACTCATACGGAGGCTCGCCTGTCGGTGCAGCCGGAGCAACGCCCGACTTGCGGATAGAAAACCTCGGCCTAGGAGCGGCCAAAGTCTGCTGTGCGAGGTTTACCGTTTCTTCTGGAGATGGTGCGCCAACCATTGGCATCGGCGCAGGCATAGGGTCATCGGGCATGCCCCCATCGGCATAGCCGTATTTACGAGCCAGCCTGAGCGCATTCTGAATAGCTACGCGATCCATCTCTCATCTCACTGTTCAGGAGGCATCATGGGAGTGGGAGCCATCGGAACCTCGGGCTCTTCATCCATTGTCGGTGGAGTTTGAGGCTCAAGTGGCGGCTCAACATCGCGAAGCTTTTGGATCGTGTTCATGCCAACGATCTCGCGAATGATACCGAGCGAGCCCGGATTTTGCGCGATGTCTTCAGCCAGCTTCAACGTAGCGAGGCGCTCGCGGCTCTCACGATCTCTCTTGCGGTTGATCGCATCAAGCTGGGCGTCAAAGTTGCGCTGCTGGATTTCGTCCTGCTTGACCTGAATTTCCAAAGCCTTCGTAGGATCAGCCTGCACAGCCTGCCCTTCAGTCCGCATCTTTGCGGCCATCTCAGCAACTTTTGCCTCTGCCAGCATAGATTTAGTGTCGGCGTCCTGCTTGGCAATTTGAATCTTGGCCTCAGCCTCGACTCTCTCTGGCGACGGTTTGCCTTGGGCTTCCGGAGGCGCGAAGAACTGCTCTGGATTGCTCCAGCCCAGAGTAATCAAAGCCTCGGTGTCGATGGCAATTGGATCGTAGAGCGCAGGATTTTGCGACTGAAGCTGCTTCAGCGCCATAACCTTGACCACGCGCTGGGTGTGGCTGGCTGTGTTCGGATCGGCCTGCGGGACCAGATCGCAATCATTCAAAGCCTGAAGGAATGTCTGCTCAGACCACTTGTAAGCAGGCTTCTTATTGCGCTGCCAGAAGCTTTCAGGATGCTCGCGGAAGCAACGGACCAGAAGCTGGAACTCGTTGGCCTGCGCCGCATGCATGCGCTTATGGACAGCATTCAGCACCTTGGTCGCCTGATCGATCAGCGCGAGTGTCGTGCCAACCGGAGCATCGGCCTTACCTTCGCCGACCGCCATTTCAGCCGTACCGCCAACGCGCGAGCCGGTCTGAGCCATGTTCTCGACCAGCGTCATCAAGGCAGAAGACGGGTCTTTATATGGCAGCGGCATAACGGCTTGCTGGATTGGCATGCCGCCGGTTCGGATCAATGCGCCGCCGCCCGGAGGAACGCGGAAGATGTTGGTGTTCTGCCTCGCCCCAGTATCGGCATAAAGGAAGCCGGGGAAGTTCGAGTACATGCCCGCATCGAGCATTTCACGCCATGCTGCTGTGATCGCATTTGTCGTGTTGCCGAGGATGTGGAGCAAACCGATGTCGTAGAAGCCAAGGCCCGGAACAAACGTGTATTTGACAAAGTTCTGGCGGGCGCTCGGAAGCTCCTCGGTGTCCTCATCATAGTTGCGGACGATAGAAAGGATTTCCTTGGTCGAGACATCGATAGTTACGCGATACGGAATTTCGAGGCCGGTCTCCTTGCCCTTCCACTTATGCTCAAACCCCATAACATCGAGTTCGCAATAGCATTCGTAGATTTCGCGGTCGCGGTCATCCGGACGCATGATCGTATCTGCCACGCCCTCAATGGCATTCTTTTCGCGCTGAACAGCATCCGTCTCGGCCTGAAGCGGTGTGGACAGTTCCAAATCACGATAGACGCCGAGGATTTGCAGGCGCTTAACCGTCGAAGGGCGCATCATCACGCGATGGGTGACACGCTTGGCATTCTGAAGGTCTGTCGCTGCGTTGTTGACGATCAAATCATCCGCATCAACGCTTTCAGATACCGGACGGTTCCGCAGTGGGCAGAAATAAACCTTCTTGAAGCTTGTGCCGCCGAAGCCGAGCATGAGAAGCATGCGGTCGGTGTCCGGGTAATACTCAGTCGCGACAATCGTCAGATAATGATTGAGGTCTTTCTCCAAAGCATTCGAGAAAAAGTCCTGATCCGTGGTCGTGGCGATGGCGTCATTGCGAATCTTGACGGGACCATCGGTAGGCAAAAGTTCAGACCTAGCATTGGCTTGGAAGCGGAGAACCGACTCCAGCAGCAGAGGATGCCGAACCTTGCTCATGCCCTCCACAGGAGCGCCATCTGTTGCCCCCTGAAGGTTTGGAATTTCCATCTTGAGGCCGAGAAGCTTGAGCCCCTGAGCGCGGTCCTCAACCCAGTCCTTGCGGCTCTCCAAATCGTCCCGGATGCCGTCCATCAGGCTTTCCGAGATGCGGGTAAGCTCACCGGAGTCGATCTCATCAACCAAGTTGCGGAACCATTCCTTGGCCTTCTCAGCCTCGGAGACCTCCTCAACCGGACGCCCGTCCAGAGAAATGGTGACCGAACCGTCCTCGTGCTCGATCTTGAGGATGTTGCCCTTCTCATCGGTATTGAACGAGGGTTGACCCTCATCAATCTGGACAACAACGTCTGAGTCGGGCGAAATCCCGGTCGGCTCTGGTGCAACTTCCCGCAGATTCGGGACAAGTCCGGGCGTCAACGGCATGATTAATTCCCTTCAACGGGCAACTGTTCCATTTCTGCGACGAAACGGCGAATGCCTTCCTGAGCAGCTATCGTATCGTTTTTTGCCATTATTTCATAGATACGAACGTAGTCGTAGGGCTCCTTGCCCCAGACTTCGACCCTGAAGTTCCCAATTCTTTGCGGAGTGGAGGGTCTGATCACATCCACTATTGCGCTCGCCAATACTCTAGCCATTTTGGTTCCCCAACAAGGACTTGAACCCTGCTCTGCCGCTTACAAGGCGGCTGCATCGCCATCTATGCTTCTGGGGAGTATAGCACAAATGAAAAGCCGCCGGAGGTAGTCCAGAACCCCCAGCGGCCTAGCGGTAGAAAGTACCGAACCCCTACAGCTATCGCCTTATACCATTGGCTGAGATTTCTTCCTACCGGGTTTTAAACCCTTGGGATGCTGGTCGTAATAACGAAGCGAAGACCTTAGCTGGCCCGGAGGAACTCCCAACTCCTCGGCGATCTGAGGGATGCTCCTGCCCTTGGCAAGCTCATCGAGAACCTTTTGCCGCCGCTCGGGCGTCCAGCGTTCCCGCAGGATCGTGTTAGCCATCTGACTAAATTCAGCCATCGGCATAACTACCTGTGTGATCGAGATCGGACGAGGTTTCTTCACAGCGCACCAGAGATAGAAGCTAACTACAATCAGCGCCGGGTCGATTAAAGTTTTAGCCCAAAAACTACAATGGTCCGAGTGGAAGGATTCGAACCCCCGACCTACTGGTTCCAAACCAGCCACGCTGACCAGACTGCGCTACGCTCGGTTAGAGACCGACAAAATCGGTCCCTGTTTTTCCCCTTTTAGCATCAAATAGATACCAGCAGCAATTATCTTTGCCGACCGTTGGGCTATCTGCGATCCATTTGACGCGACCGACCGCCACGATCTTGTGGCAAATCTCCAAATGAGGCTTAGCTTGCTTGGTGTGCATCCAATCAGCGTCAAAGAGCAGCCACGTTGGCCGCAGGCTGGCGCAGCGTTCAATAATTTGGTGAAGCACGGTTCGATCCCAAGGTGGATTGGTAATAATCATCTCCGCGCCGCAAAGATCATCCTCCATCAGCCATACAGCGTCGATTTTTTTCCAAGGCCCAATGACCGCGTCATAGGCCGCAATGCAGTGATGCCCAGCCTCAAGCAAGCTGCCAATCAAATCGCCTTCGCCTGCACATGGTTCGCAGTAAATTGTGTTAGGCGGCAAATGCGGAAATAGCTTCTGCGCCACTTTATTCGGCGTGGCATAAAAATCCATTTCGCGGCGTTTGTAGTCAGAACGCTTGCCCATTATCGACAGTTTCGACCAAAGGTGATGTTTGTATCGGCGCGAATATCTTGATTGCGCCAAGTCCAACATTGCCCATCAGCCTGAAAACAAACCCACATCAGATCGTGTTCAGGGCCGTAGTCAATTAGAACGTGGGCAAGAGCCTTGCCGTTCGGCGTGACCACAGGCAACGGCGGGTTAAGCTGAAGCATCTTTCTTCTCCAAAATATCTTCGATCAGCTTGCGCGTGTCTTGGTTTGTGATGCGGTCAGCGAAGTCGATGCCTTCCCAATCAGCGATGGTATCGCCCCATTCAATGATTGCCGCTTGAAGCTTATCGACCATTGCAGCCTCGTCACGGTAGCGGCCTTCCCAGTATCGGCCACCGCCGGATTCCAGCCAAACTCGCAGGCGTTCAATCTCGTCGGCAGCTTCCATCGCAAGGCTATGGCGTAACCCGCACTCAGGGTCTTCAGCGCGTAGGCGCTTTACAAGATCGTCGGTCGCAGCATCTTTTGCTGACATATAGACATCTTCCATCGGCACATGCTTGCCATCGCGCATGAAGCCCGTGCCATATGTGAACGCATCACGCGCGGCTTTTGATATTTCAGATTCATCGGTCATCACACGCCCTCGCACATATAAATCTTGCCAGTCTCTGCACACTTCGGGCAGATCAGCCGCTTCATAACAGTGGCAGCTTTCTCAATCGTCATGGGCAGATGCACAGCAATCCACCTATGCTCGCAGTCGCCGCAGCGAACCCAGATGACGTTCTCGCTCATTTCATACCTCGCAATGCTTTGCGGGCGATGTCCTGCGGGTTTGCGGAGGGCGGAGCCTCAATGATCTGGAGCAAGGCAGCCTCCAAATCTTCAACGCGCAGGATAAGGTCTACCATCCTGTCGCGAACCTTGCGCAGATCGTCCTTGTTGACCGGATAAGTCGGCCACGGGTCGCGATTAATTTCTTCCATATCAATCATTTCCGCGCCTCCATCATTGCGTCCGCAATGGCGTAAGCCCACGATGCAAGATCGGCACGATCAGCATCTACTCTGCCCCAGTTGGCTAAGACCAAGCCAGCCAGCGCAGACATCGCGATCTCGTCCCGCAACGTCTTTTCCGTAACCATCATTGTCGGCTTCATCATCTGTTGAAGAAACTCAACCTGCTTCTCAATCAGATCAAGCTGCACCTTTTGGGCGGGATTTAAGTCAGACATATCAACCTCCAGTTATCGTGTAATGCCAGACAGTTGGCACGAGACGTTTGTTTCAACCTTACGCCCATCGTCATGCTTCGTGATCAGATAGCCTCGGCCTGTGTCCAGATCGACGGCCATCGTCATGTTGCCGCGATTGCCGACATGGATGATGATCGCAAGCCGACCATCCTTCTGAGTGAACATGCGATGAGGGCCATTGTTGTCATAGGTGATGAAACCCTGACCGCCATTGACCATGTACTTGATGCGAGTGCCGTTCCCGGTGATGCAGTCACCAGTCGCCCAGTTCTCAGCCAAGGCTGGCGATGCCAACAAAATAGAACCAGCTAAGACTAATTTTCGCATGACGATGAACTCCTTCAGAGCACCATCATGTTTAGCATAGACTTTACACGGAGTAAAGCGGAGGAGGCGGTGCGCCTCGATGCTGCATCTGGTTTTCAACATCAGCAGTGAATTCTGGGCCACGGACAATGATGCCGGTCTGACGCAGATAGGACAGGGCCATCGAGACTGTATCGACAAGATCGTCGTGCTTGCCCTTGGGGAAGCTTGCCACCTGCCCGATGACGGTATCGGCCCACTGTCGGTCGGGTGCGTAGATCAGCCCCTCAGCGAAGAGGTGCTGGATCGCGTACAGGCGAGAAAGCTTATCGATGCCTTTCGGGTCAACGAGGCGGACGCCCCAGTCCTCATGGCCGAACAGCCTGCGGATTTCCTGAGCCACCGAATGGCCTGCCGCCTTGTTCTCGATCAGGAGGAGATCGACCTTGAACTTCCGCATGGTGTCCGAGACCTTCTCCACAAGGTTGTGAAGCTCCAGCCTCTCCTGCCACGCGAACATCATGACGACCTTCGGGTGCTCCTCGGTGTATTTCCTTTGAACGGCGCTGATGACCTCGCCGCTCTTATCGATGACCTTGGTCGCAATAGCCTTCTGGTCGCCGCCCGAGAACACGCCCCAGATCGTCATGGCTGAATAGTCGTTCTCGGCCTTGGTCGTGTAAGCCGTATCGAGACTGGCTATGATGTACTCGCATGGCGGGAAAGCATCGCCTTCCCAAAGCTGCCACCACTCGCGCTTGATGACGCCGCCGCCCCGAGGCTCGGGAACTTGCTGAAACTGCCCTGCGGTCGCGTATGGACCCATGACGTTCTCGTCGCGCTCGACCACATCGAGAGGGAACCGCTCGGGGAACAGAAGCTCACCCTCTTCCTCTCGCGGGTCTTCGTAGCCCAGCTTTGTCGGCATGGCTCGGCTCGGGTCGTACCGCATAGGCAGCATGATGTGATCATAGCCAAGATTCTTATCGAGGATGACCGCCGAGATGTCTGATTCGTGCAGGCGCTGCATGATGACCACGATGGCGCTGTGCTTTGGGTTGTTAAGTCGGGTCGGGATGGCTTCGAGGAATGTCTGGACCTCCGCCTCGCGCTGGGTCTCGGACATGGCCGAATCCACAGAGTGCGGGTCATCGATCAGCACTCGGTCGCCACGGATACCCGTCAGGCTGGTCATAGCGGTCGCGATCCTAAAACCACCCGCCGAGTTCGTGAAGTTAAGCTTTTCATTCTGATCTTTCGACATCTTAACGCGGTCGCCCCAGCGGGCCTGATACCAGTCAGACAGGATCATCTGCCTCATGCGACGGCTATCGCGGGCTGAGAGGTTCTCGACCTTATGGGCGGCACAGACGTAGCGCAGGTGAGCCATGTTCTTCGGCCCCCACTCCCAAGCGGGCCAGAAGACGTTGACGATCAGGCTCTTCATCGTGCCGGGAGGGATGTTGATCAGGAGGCGGTTGTAAGGCTTCCCGTCCGGTAGCTCTTCCCCGTTTGTGATGGCTTCAAGATGCTCGGCGATGAAGTCGATGTGCCAGCCATGGGTATAGTCGGCTCCGGGCTCGATGGTGTGCCAAGCCTGCCGAACGAACTCAACGAGGCTTCTCTCGCACTTAGCCTTGGAGATGGCGATCAGGGATCGGTCGATGTCGATCCTTTCCCCTTTAATGATCGCGATGGTCACCCTGTTTTGTCCTTGGCTGCGAGGAGAGCAGCTTCAAGGATTTCAAGCTGGTCCTCATCGAAGGCGTCAACGTCAACGACCTTGGCTTCCATTTGGACAGGGCCACCGTCTTTGCCTGTGACCTCAGTTCGGGAAGTGTCCATGTAGTCCGAGCGGAAGCGGTTCTTCACTTGGAAGATGAAGGCAGTGGCATTGAAGTCCGGGTTCTCTCCCGTCATTCCCTTCCTGCCGTGTTTCTCCCACCAGATTTGTGAAAGAAGCTCGCATTCTTTTACGGCGTCACGAAAGGTTGGGTTGGAATGTTCCCAGTTATTGAAGGTTTCTCTACTGATACCAATGGTTAAGGCCATTTCAGCCTTTGATGCACCGTCTATGGCAACCTTCTTCATGTCCTCAAGC